CGCCGCCTTTTCTCGCTCGGCATACGTCGCGTGTGCCTGAGCGAGTTTCGCGTCGTACAGATTGCGCGCGTAGTCCGGGCCGTTGTAGCCCTTGGCGAACGCCGCCCACTTTCTACCCTTCAGCGCTGAAAGCAGGGCCGTGTCGGCCGCGATAAACCGCACGAACGCGTCGAGGTGATCGGCTTCGCTTCGCTGCATGCGCGCGACCCAATCGGCGACGCTCGAATATTCCAGGGCTTTCCAGTGATAGCCCATGATTTGAAACGCGCCCCAGCTCGCCGACTCGTGCGCGGTGTCGGCGTCGATACGCTCGGCCGTCGCAAGGCGCGTGTATTCGGCCGCCTTGCCCATGTAACCGCCGGCGGTGCTCGATACGATGTTCGGATACTTCGCGGCGAGCGCGTCGGCGTCGAGGCCGCGCGCCTTGAGGCGCTTATAGAACACATGCCGCTCGAAAAGGATCGCCGGCCGACCATCGGGCAAGAAACCCTCGCCACGTGATTCGACTTCGTTGACCGCGCGGATCGAGGCGACGGAAACGCCGAGCGTGTCGGCGGCTTTCACGAGGTCATCGTCGGACAGGTGCCGGGGCAGCGCGAGGCCGGGTAAAGCAATCAGCGCTTTCGGGCCGGCGATGCCGTCGATAACGAGGCCGCGAGCTTTCTGCAGGGCCATAACCGCGGACTCGGTTTCGTGGTCGAAAACATGCGTCTCTGCGACCGGAAAGCCGGCGCGCGTGAGGCGTTTTTGCAGTAGCGAAACTTCGTCGCCGATATCGCCTTTTCTAAGAATCATTGTCATTCGCTCCGCAGCAGGCGCGCGACGTTGCCGCGTGCGCCGAAAATGAGAACGGTGAAAAGAACGGCGCGAGCCGCTTCGAAGTAGCCGACCGTTTTCGCGTGCAAGGCCAGCTCGATCGCCGAGCCGCCGAGTGCGACGAGCATCAGCCAGGCGAACCACGAGACATGATTACGGTGCCGTGCGCCGTCGCGGCGATAGAACAGGATGCGCAGCGCTGCGACGCTGTACGCGATCAATGCGATCAGTGCGAGGGGGGGGTGCATGGTTCAGCCCTTTCGAAACAGCGCCAACAGGTCGAAAGACTTGACGCGCTCGATCAGTTGCAGAGTGACGGTGATCGCCAGTGCAGCGGCGAAGAAGGCCGCAACGCCCGTGCTCGTGATCGGCGTGTGGCTCACAACATCGGGTGCGGCCAGATAGCCGGCGATCAGCGAAATCACGAGATAGGCGAAGCGCTTGGCAATCGACAGGTCTTTCGACGTGACGACGACGAGCGCCGCGCCCGTGAAAGCGCCGATGAGCGCGTTGCCGTCGATACCGGGGAACAGGCTTGCGAAGCCGATGCCGGCCGACACTGCGGCGAGAGTGGTGGTGCTAGGTTCGGCCATGTTGGCGACTCCGGGTTAATCGAAAAGGTTGACGAGCTGGACCGTTGATTGATCGTTCGGCGGGTCGGGTAGGTCGACCGCGAGGCCGAGGGGTAGCACGGGGCCGTAATCGGCGAGGCCGGCGTTTAGTTCGAGCGTCATTTCGACGACGCTTTGCGTGCGGCCGAGGTAGCGGAAACAGAGGGCGTCGACGGTATCGCCCTGTTGTGCATAGACGCGCATCAGATCAGCTCAACGGTTGTGCGCGGAACGCCGCGCATGTCGTTAATCGCCTGGCGTGCGTTGCGGCGATCGGCGTCGATCGTCGTCACCAGCTCGTCGGCGTCGTTCGCGCCCGACTTCGTGCTATCGAAATCGAGATACTTTTCGGTGAGGTCCGCGCGTGCGAGGAAATAGACGGCTCGGCGATAGCGCGCGAGCTGCACGCTTTCGCCGCCGATCTTGTCGGCCGGCAGCTCGGCCAGCGACACGACGCCGGCCGCTTCATGCTCCGCACGCCAGTTCGCCAGCTCGCGATTTACTTCGTCGATCGCGGCGATCGCGGCATCGCGCAGTCGCGCCGTTGTGACGGTGCCAGTGAGGCGCACGGCTTCGCGCATGTGCGCGAGGTCGACAGAGGGAAACCATGCGACGTTTTCGATCGTCAGCGCGTCGGCCGGCGGTGTCGCCGGGGGCGTGATGGTGGGTTCTTCGATCGCGTTAAAGCTCGTCATGGCATCAGCTCGGAAAAGGTGGGCGGTGGGCCGGCGTCGGATCGCGTTACTGTCAGGTGTTGCGATCGTCAGCCGGCGCCGCCCAGGCCGGGGTGGGCTCTTTACGTGCGGCCGGCGTTGGTGCCGGCCGCATTGCTCGCTTTCTCAATGCGGGCAATGTCCTGTTTCACGCCGGCGCGCTCGTCGAGTTCGAGCGCGCGGCGCAGGTGTTCGAGTGCGGCCGGCGAGTCGCCGTCGCGCTCCAACGTGTAACCGATCGCCTTGTGCAGCTTGGCGCGCACCTGGTCGTGCATGTCGTGTGATGCGGTGAGCTGCGCGACTTCGTTGAGCTGCGCGACGCTCACGCGCTCGCCGTTCGCGTCTTTCTTGAACGATGAAAGCGAAGCCTCGGCGAATTCCTCGGCGATCGCGGTCGATAGCGTGCGGTCGTATTGATCGGGCAGTGTCATCCGGTGCGCGATCGCATAGCGGGCGATATCGAGCGCGCCGGCGAAGTCGCCAACGTCGACACGCCAGATCATCACGGTCGTTAAAACATCGTCCTGTGCGCCCCGCCCGCCACTCAACGCGCCGGCAACGTATTCGATGTATTCGGGCAGCAGCTCGGCGCGCTTCACTTCGATTTTTCGCGCGATCGACTTGATATCTTTGAGTCGACGGCGATCGATCGCGAGTTTCGCAAGCATCAGCTCGTAAGCGCTTCCGACCATCGTTTCGCCTTCGCCGGCCGAGGCCGACGCGAGGCTTGCCGAAACGCGTTGAAAGTGGCGTTGTGCGGGGCTAGTCATCACTCCCCCTTATGCAATGATTTCGATGTTCTCGGCCATTGCAGCTCGGCCGAGGTCTTCGACGACATACGCATCGTTCGACGATTCGAAGTTCTCGATACGGTCGCGCTTCGCGTTGTCGACGATCGTGCGACGGCGTGCGCTGTCTTGGTAGTACAGCGACAAGTTATCGAAACTCGTCACGAGCACGGCATTGGCCGGGAAGAAAGGCACGGTCACGGCCGGCAGGTTGCCGATTCGCTTCTGACTGGTAATCACGTCAGCAGCGAGCATTTCGCTCGGTGCCTGGCTCTTGTTGATGAGCGGAAAATACTTGTCATGCAACAGCCCGCGACCGCACATCACGACGAGCGCCGTGTCGTCCTGGTGCCACGGCTCGATCATGCTCGCGACCAGATCCACGACGAGCGCATCGAGGTTCGCGTAATCGCCGGCCGCGCCGACTTTCACCTTGCCGGCGGTCGCGCCGTGATCCATCACGCGTTGCGGGGCTTGATCGCGCATGCGTTGCAACCAGCCCTTATTCACGTCCTGCAACAGCGGGTTAGCGGTGCGGTCGGACGTCTTTGCCCGCGTCTTGCCGTTGAAACCGATCGCGATGCGGTCGAGCGCTTGACGGCGCACGATCACGTCACGAATGCGGGTCTGAAAGTCGGGAAACTTCGCCCATGCGTCGAGCAGTGCATACGTGATGTGCGAATCGAAGTTCGTTTGCGTCGCGTTGTAACCGTTCTCGTCGAGGTCGGTCACATCGGCGGTTTCACGATCCTTTACAGAGGTGTCGGTCGTGCTCGCGATCGGCGAGCCGACGCCGAGGCCGAGCTTTGCGCCGCTCTGTTCGGTCACGCCGATTACGTTGACGCGCTTCAGAAAATCGCTCGATTCCTGAATGCGGGTTTCGAGCTTTTGCTGCACGCTCGGCGCGACGGCGAATTTCTGCGTCGCGTTCGTGACGCCGTTGAGCTTGGCGATCGCGTCGAGGAAAGCGTCGAACGCGAAGCGGGTTTCTTTACGCATGGGGTGTTTTCTCCGGGGCAGTGAAAGGGGGTGATTGCCTGATTAGCAATCGGTCGTGACAGCGCCGCCGGCCGAGCCGGTCGACGCGGGGCGCTTGATGCCGCTATCGGTCTGCGAGAGCTGCAATTGCAGCGCGTCGAATGCCTCGCGGTCGACCTTGCGCGCGTCGTTCAGATCGGCGATTTGCTTCGTGAGTGCGGCGAGTGAGGCGGCCTGTTCGTTGCCATGCGTCGCGAGCGCTTCGCATGCTTGTGCCACGTCAGCGAAACGCGAGTCGTCGGCCGCCTCTTTCTTCTTCGCGCCCGTCAGCAGCTCTTTCACGCGGGACAGCAGCGCCGGCAGCACGGCCGGTTGTGCCGCTTCTTCAAACTCGATCAGGGTTTCGTCGGCGACCGTGAAAAGGTTCGTCGGCGATACCTTGCGGCCGGTGAATGGCGATGCGTTCGGGTTCTGAGCTGCGAAAGAAAGGATTTCGGTGCCGAGGCTCGCGGGGCTATCAGTCACGGCCAGCCCGATCAGATAGGCCTGTTTCGTGTCGGCGAATGACGGATCGATTTCGCACGAGGTGTAAATCTTCTGCTTCGCCTTCGTCATCGCGATCAGCTCGGCCGTAGGATCGATTTGTGCGAACAGTCCGAGCTTGCCGGCAAACTCGCCGTCGAGTTCACGCGTTTCGACCGCGAGCACGTCGCCGTATGCCTTGAACGGGCCATCGGGCACGATGCCGCGATAGTGTTCGAGATTGACGCGTGCGCCGTATTTCGTCGGCGAGTAGTTCGCGGCAATCTGTTCGAGCCATGAACGCTCGATCACGCGGCCGTCAGTCGTTGCGCCTTCGACGGCGATGCGGAACATCTTGGATTTCGCGAGCTTTGTCGCGTCGGCCGCAGCGGTCGAGCCGATCGCCATCGCGCCGAGGCCGGCCGCGCCTGTGATGCTCATGCCGTGTTCACTCAGAAACGAGAGTGCATCGGCATGGGTTAGAACGGCGCTCGCGGCGAGTGTCGCCGCGTGTGCATCCATCGTTACAGCGAACGCGATCGCCGCGACAGCGAGCGACGTGAGCGACAGCTTGCGAGATTGCATTGTTAGGTCTCCAAC